ATTCTAGATATGATAGAAAAAAAGATTTAAAACTAATAGATAAATTTAACGTAAATAAAAATCCAGTTTTAATTAATACTGGAACTTGGCATGCTATAAAAAACAATTCCCCTAGAGTAGGTTTATCGTTTTTTGTGCACCCATGGATATCTTTTGAAGCTGTAGTAGATTTTTGCAGGGATAATAATATATTAATAGAAAGATGATTATATTTGAAAACAAAATAATATTACTATTACCAAAAAATGGCACACATAGCATTATGATGGAACATGGCGTTAATCCATGGGATGGTCCTGGCAGCTACACAAGATTAAATAAAAATGATGCATTAATATTTTTAGATGGAGATAGTCCGCATTTGCCGGCAAATAGAATACCAAAAAGATTTGAACATTTGCCTAATTATGCACTAGTTAGAAATCCATGGTTTAGAACAATAACTAGATATTTTTGGACAAAACGGAGAAATTGGTTTAAAGAAAAAATATCAATAGACGAATATGTAGAACAAAAATATTTTCCGGAAAAATTAAAAGGCGATTATATCTATGAAGAATGGGCTGGTACAAGCTGGAGACCACAAATAGAATGGTTTAATGAAAAAACAATAGTTTCAAAATTTGAAGATTATAATTTTAAATTTCATTTTAATGAAAGTAAAAATAAATATAATATTAAAATATCAAAAAAAACAGCGAATTTAATAGGTGATTATTATTTACCAGATATAAAAAAATTTAATTATAATGTACCAGAAGGAATAATACAATGATAATTATTAAAGACAATTTTTTAGAAGAAGATTATTTGCGGTCTTTAATTAATCTTGTTAATAGTGCTGAAAGAATGAAACTAGATTCTACTGGAACTCATGTAATGCAAGCGCGATCAGATTATGATTGGTATATGATTAGCTCAAAAGAACTAAGAACTACACCAATACGTTATCCTCTTCTTGAAAAAATAGATGCACTAACAGGAGAAAAAACTAAAGAAAATCTAACTCATATTCATTTGTTTGCAAAAGAGTTTGATGAAGGTAGTTACTGTGCACCTCATGTAGAAGACCCAAAATTATATGGTGATTGGGCGTTTATGCTATATTGCACTGATGAAGAAGATGGTGCATTATCTGGAGACGGCTTTTCAATTTTACCAAGATATAATAGATTAGTTCTAATGAGGACAGGAACGGTTATGCATAAAGTTGATAAGTGTTCTGGTAGTAGATTAAATATAGCAGGATGGCCTTATGCTACAGATGAAGTTGTAAAAAGGTGGAGAGAAAATAATTGATTATTTTTCCTGATAGAATTTTTATTCTTATACCTAAATGTGGCTGCGTGAGTGTGATGGCTGGATTTGGTGTAAATCCATGGGGTAAGAATATAAAAAATAAAGAAAATGTAGAAGATGCAGTTGTTTTTATGAGAGGTGGCAATCCTCATATGCCTACCTCAGAAATACCGGAAAGATTTAAACATTTGCCTACTGAAGCAATTGTGAGAAACCCTTGGGATAGAACAGTTTCTCGATATTACCATCTTATAAAACAAACAGGCTCTGATATATCTTTTGAAGACTTTGTTATTAATACACCATTTCCATTTCCGGGTCGTTTTAATGTATCGCACTGGGCACCAGATAGTTGGGTACAACAAAGTGAATACATAAGCCATGACACAAAAGTGCATAAGTTTGAAGAATTTGATTTTTTAGTACATTTGAATAAAACTGAACATAAACCTTATAGAGAATTGTATAATCATAAGTTACAAGACCTAATCGCAACATATTATAAAGATGATATAGAAAGGTTCAATTATGAATTTTGGCCAGAATAACCCGTGTTACGAATTAAATTTAGATATAAATGAAAATTATAAAACTTTAGTATTATCTGCATTTGATGAATTAAAAGATAAAAACAAAAAATATTTACAACCAGAAGCAACTAAGAAAGAGTTTCCAGAATTATGGAATATTCTAGGTCCTTTAGAGCCATGGTTTTGTGAAAAGGTTCGAATCATAAATCATACTACCGAAGACTTAGGAACATCAGCTATACACTTAGATGTGAATGAACACTTACAATATGAAAGCACCAGCCCAGATGCTATTACACAATGTGCTTTGAATATTCCATTATTTGAACCTGTAGGTGATATTACGCGTTGGTGGAGGCAAAAAAACCCGGATGTAATTATGCCATATGATTTTTGGATTGGTGATGGCAATAGTTTAGAAACTCATAAGACTAATAATAATATCTATGATATGGAATGTATATATGAGTTTGAAATAAAAAATAAGCCAGTACTATTTAGAACAGGTATATGGCACAACTGTGAGCAAAAAGCACCACAAATTAGATGCATGTTAAGTTTTCATGCTCATTACACAGTTGATTGGGATACTTTAGTAGCAACAGCAAAAAAATATGATTTAATTTCACTTTAAGTGCATTTTTTAGTGTACATTGCCGTAAAAATAGTGTATAATATATGTATATAATCAAAAAGGAAGAGGAGCCTAGTATGATTAAGTTTGAATTTCAAAATCCAGATCACAACGATACTTGGAGATTTATCATTGCGTTTTGTATGACTCAGCCTGAAGGTACACCTAATGTAGATCTTCAGCGTATGTTAGCTGAACAGTTCGGTATCGAAGCAAGCGAGACTGCTTGTGCACTAGCTGCAATCAGATTCTAGGAGGATTATTATGGGACAAATTATTCTAGGAATTATTTTTATGTTTGCAATGGCTTCATTACCGATTTTGATGTTCATATGAAAAATCCTATTGCAAAATATCTCATGTGTTCTTATGCATACTACAAAGAAGACAATCCTCTTGTCAGCGATGATGAGTTTGATAATCTTGCTAAGTGGTTACTCGAGCATTGGGATTCAGTGGATCATCCACATAAAAAATATATTACTAAACATGATCTTGAAGCGGGTACATATCTTGGTAAGTATCCTTCAATGGTAGCAGGCGCAGTGAGGAGTTATCGTGTCACATCAGTCAGAAGTAATTGATACTCTAGGACATCATCTTGTTGGTGTTATTTGGAATGTAATTGGAAGTAGAGGAGATAAATACAATGTCGAAATGGTCAACTACGGATTTGAATGTAATTGCATTGCATATCGGAAGTGCAAGCATATCAAAGAGGTCGAGAAAAAAATCACTTCTCAATGCACTTTTTAGTTTACTTTCGTGGAAAAATAGTATATAATATATCTATCAAATGAAAAAAAGAGGTTTATATAATGGCACATATGGTTGAAACAATGGCGTACGCGGGTGAGACACCTTGGCATGGATTGGGTGTTCCAGTCTCAAATGATCTTACACCGGTACAAATGCAGGAAAAAGCAGGACTTGATTGGAAAGTTCGCGAAGTTGAATCATTTATTGAATTCGATGGTAAGAAAATGTCAACAGGCCTTAAGTCGCTTGTACGTGAAACAGACGGTCGTATTCTAACAAACGTTGGTGAAAACTGGAATCCAGTTCAAAACGAACAAGCATTTGAATTCTTTTCAGAGTATGTAATGGCAGGTGATATGGAAATGCATACTGCTGGTTCTCTCAAAGATGGTCAAATGGTATGGGCGCTGGCTAAAGTCAAAGACTCATTCGAGATCCTCGGTGGAGATCGTGTTGACTCATACTTGTTATTCTCAAATCCACATCAGTACGGCAAATCAATCGATATTCGCTTTACACCAATTCGTGTGGTATGTAACAACACTTTGACTTTTTCACTCGAATCAAAAGCAGAACGCTCTGTTCGTGTAGGTCACCGTGTAGAATTCGATGCTCATTCAGTTAAAGAACAACTCGGTATTGCGACTATGAAAATGGAACAATACAGTGAAGTTGCAAAGTTCTTGGCTGGTAAGCGCTTTAATCAAGACTCATACATTGAGTATCTGAATTCAGTCTTTCCGCGTACAGCAGATAAGCGTGTACAAGGCAAAGGATTGTCAATCGATACACTTTCACGTAACGCTAAACTTGCACATGATGTTATTGAAACTCAGCCAGGTGCAGAGTATGGTGAAGGTTCATGGTGGCAGGCATTTAACTCTGTCACTTATATTACTGACCATGTACAAGGTCGTAATGCAGACAACCGTCTTTATTCTTCATGGTTCGGCGGTAACCAAGTTCGTAAGAGTCAAGCTCTTTCAAAAGCAATCGAATATGCAGAAGCGGCATAATGTATCGCATTAAAGGATACTTTAGGGATCATACTGTTGTCAGATACTTTACTGACCAGTATGATGCCATAGAGTTTAAAGATATAGTGGATGCTCACTATCCACTAAAAGTCACATTTGAAAAAGGAGTTTATCCAGTGAGAACATTTATTGTTAATGGTTGGAATGCCGTAATGGATGACAGGCGAAATCCACTCAGCAATATTCCAGATCTTCAAGTACGACATCTAGTCATGCAAGTATTAGCTTGGATGTGGTGTATTGTATTTGCATTTATTGTTGGTAGTTGGACTGCATTTGGTGTAAGTGTTATTGCACACGTTATTCTACTTGCAGCTATTGTAATTACTGTCGGAACATTTGAAACAGCTAGACGAGCTCCACAATATTTTGGTGGACTTGGTCGAGGCAATGGCGGAGAACATGAATGAGAAGTATAGATAGAGATGTAAAAGCTATGGCACAAGGTATCGATGCCATTAATGAACAAATAAATATTTTGAGTGGTAATGTTAAGCTTCATAAAGCTGAACGCAAACGACTTGAAAGATTAGAGGCTGTCAAAGTTCAAATGGTCGATAATCCTCAAGATTGCAATAAATTAGTGAAACGATACAAGGAAATGTAAAATGAACGACGGTCCTTTGAAATCAGCACTTGACAACTTATCAAGTCAAGGTGTAATTAGACGTGAATTAGTCACGTATAAAATGAAAAGCGGTAAGATGATTCGTGAAACAGTTTGTAGAGAATATCGATCAGATGGAGATTATACTGATCATTCTATTTCTACTCCTTTTAATGGAGGAAGCACAGTATGAAAGCACATAGTATAGAACAAACTGCGGCATGGGCTAAAAGCTGGAACATGAAAGGATACGAACACTTGTATCCTGAAAATCGTGAAAAAGCTCGTCAATATGCGATTAAACAAAGTAATGAACGTAAAAGGAACACTGAGTACAAAGACAAGTAAAATGGAGCTTAGTAATGAAGTGGTTAAAAACTTGGTTTAAAAAATGGTTGGCTAAAAAAGAAGCGAATGTACCTAAGTATTTAGGTCGTAAGTAATAAAAAGAGCATTTAGGTGCTCTTTTTTTGTTTACTTTTCTGTATAAATAGTGTATAGTTGTTATATAATATAAAACAACATAAGGAAAAGAACATGCTTAAGTTTAAAACATTTGACATGATACAGGAGATGGCAGCTGTGAATGTAGCGGATCTAGATATGAAATTTTTAAATAGAGCTCAAAGAGTAACATCATTCAATCTGAAAACTGGCGATTTTGAAAATCTTAAATACAAAGCTGAAATACAGCACTTATTTAACAGATCGTTTTTTCCTGATTTTGACTTGAATGATACTATGAAAGGTCAGCCTAATATACGACAATTAAATAAAACAATTGACAAATTAAAAAAAGAAAGTTTTATTAACTACAATAGACTTCACTTCTACAATCTAAAAGGGGTAGGCCCGGGAGAGGCAGCTCTCTACTTTCTTTTAGATGATGCACATCTCGGTGGCGGTGGATCTGCTGGTGTTGATCTCGTTTGTGCAGGTCAAAAATATGAAGTTAAAGCTTGTCTTGTATCAAAAGACGGTAGATCACTAAGTGGATTTAAACTCGGCGGTACTGCACCTGTCGGATCACTTGTTACAGAGTTAGTAAAGTACAAGAAAAAACTTGGATTTACTACAGCAGGTAAAGGTGAGAATGAAGTTAATACTTCTCAAATGGCTGCAATTAAGAAAGCATATCCTCGTGAATATGCAAAGATTGAAGCAGACTATGGTAGAATTGCAGGTAGATACTTTGGTAGTATTCCAGTAATTTTTATCAATAATAACTCAAGTAATAAAGTTGATCCAGAAGATATTGCCGAAAAAACTAGACAACTTAGCGGTGCGGCTGGCGGCGTAGTTGCAATTAAGAAGGTAACTGCACGAGACATTAAAATGCAAGTTGCAACACAAGGCACATTAAAGCCAATGGTGACTGTATAATGGAAAATTTTGGTTCGTATATAACAGAACAAAAAAATACTCATATGACTCATATCGAAGATAAAGTTATCTATGGTGGAGTAAAAGGAACAAGGGACGCAATCATGGCATTGCGTTCTCTTCGAGATGCACTTGGAGGTGTACATGATGGAAACGTTAGTGTTAAATGGGACGGTGCTCCTGCTGTGTTTGCTGGGATTGATCCTAGTGATAAGCGATTCTTCGTGGCGAAGAAAGGGATCTTTAACAAATCTCCCAAAATATACAAGAGTGATGCTGATATTGATGCTGATACTAGTGGCGATCTTGCTACCAAGCTTAAACTCGCTTTACGGTATCTTCCTGACTTAGGAATCAAAGGAGTAATACAAGGTGATTTTCTGTTTGGTCCAGGTGACGTTAAAAAGAGTAAAATCAAAGGTAAAGACTATATTACGTTCCACCCCAATACAATTGTATATGCAATACCAGCAGGCACGGAAATGGCCAAGCAAGTATTATCGACAAAAATCGGAATCGTATGGCACACGGAATATAAAGGCTCGTCATTTGAATCTATGAAAGCTTCATACGGCGTTGACATAACTCGATTTAAATCTAAGAATGTGTGGTCTCAGGATGCAATGTTGAGAGACATGACACAATTTACTATGTCAAAAAAAGACACGGAGGAAGTCAATGCATTACTTAGCGAGGCAGGTAAAATCTTCAATCAAATCAGTGGCAGCACACTTAGGCAGCTTGAAAATAATAAAGAGCTTGCACAAACTATTGAAACGTTTAATAACACATATGTGCGCCGCGGTGAAGTGGTTACTAATAGCCGTGCACACGTTGGGAATCTTTTACGTTATGTTCGTAACAAATATCGTAAAGAGCGTGATAAGCGTAGTACGGAAAGAGGAAAAGCAGGACAAGAAGCAAAATTAAATGAATTGCTTTCATTTTTTTCAGCAGAGAATAAAATGTCTCTTACAAAAATGTTTGATTTACAAAAGTATATCATTCTAGCGAAAATGAAACTTATAAATATACTTAATAAACTAAACAAAGTTCAGACTTTTTTGAAAACAAGAAAAGGATATCGTACAACAGGCCAAGAAGGCTATGTAGCAATCGATAAACTTGGTGGTGATGCAGTGAAAATTGTGGACCGAATGGAATTTTCATTCGCAAACTTTTCACCGACTATATTAAAAGGATGGGATAAACCAGGAAGGAACTAATAATGGCTGAAAAGCTATTAAGGTTTAAAGACCTATACACCGCAGAATATCGTCCAGGCGAAGACGAGCTTACTAACTATCGTGCAATGAAACGTAAGAAACATATGTACGAGGCAGTTAAATATCCTCATATGATGTATGACCCGAAGACTGGTAACGAAATAGAAGTTAAAACGCCAGCTGATCATGAAAAATATACTAAGATGGGTTATACACATGAGAAGCCAAGTGTAGATGAAGCTCTAGATATTCGTCAGAGATTAGCCAAATCTCGTATGTTTAGGCGATATAAGTCAAAGATCAAGTTAGGCCGCGCTCGTGCAAAGCGCCGCATGGCTAAACCTGATGTCTTACGTAAACGCGCTAATAAAGCAGCTCGTACACTCATCCTTAAAAAAATTACTAAAGGTCAAGATAAATCCGATTTATCATTTGCTCGCCGCCAAGAGATTGAAAAGCGTTTAGAGAAGCCTGCAGTTAAGAAAAGAATTGCAATGCTCGCTAAGCGCATGTATAAAGATGTTCGTAAAAAAGAAGTTGAGCGGAAAAAAGGTTAATGATTAATTCATTTAGTAAGTTTCTTGTTGAAGAAGAAAAGCAGGTTTTCTTTACCTTCGGTAGAATGAACCCGCCTACAATTGGTCATGAGAAGTTATTAGATAAACTTGCTCAGAGTTCTCGTGGTTCGTCATATAGAGTTTACCTGTCTCAGTCACAGGATAATAAGAAGAATCCTTTACAGTATGCAGAAAAGATTAAGATTGCGCGTAAGATGTTTCCACGACACGCTAGATCTATTATGTTAAATAAAAAAGTTAAGACAATCTTCGAAGCTTTAACTACGATGTATGATGAAGGTTTTGCAAATATTAATATGGTAGTGGGATCAGATCGTGTAACTGAATTTGAGATTCTTCTTAAACGTTATAATGGCACAAAGGGAAAGCATGGATTCTATAACTTTAGAAAAATTAATGTTATCAGTGCAGGCCAGAGAGATCCGGATGCAGAGGGCTCGGAAGGTGCGAGTGCTACAAAGCAGCGTGAGGCGGCGAAATCAAACGACTTCACGGCATTCGCTCAGGGTCTCCCGAAAAAAGTTAGCAATGCAGATGCAAAACGAATATTTAATTCAGTCCGAAAAGGACTTGGGTTAAAAGAACAAAAAGAATTTAAGAATCATTTACAACTAGAACCTGTATCCAAGGTTAGAGAAGCATATGTTTCTGGAAATTTATATAAAAAAGGCGATGATGTTATTATTAAAGAAACATCACAAGTTGGAACT